GTTTTTAACATTTCAAACTTGAAGATGGTAGAAGGCGATTATCAAGTTGATATTTCGTCGAAGCTGATTTCTCAGTTCACTAATGAATCTGCAGGAATCAAATACTGGGTTGCACTTGAAAAAAACAGCACATACGGAGAATAAATTATGGCTAATACCAATGAGCAACTGATGGACCTGGCAAATCGTGTAACGCGAAGCACCGTTGCTGTGATCGACACCGTGACTGGTCGTGGTGGTTTTCGTGGCGAAGAGCTTTCTACGATTGGTCAACTTCGCGACCAGTGCATTGCGCTGATCCAGCTTGTCGAGCAACTTCAGTCTGAAGCTGAATCTGACTCGTAAATTTGATATAATCTACTCCAATGAAACGCATATGGACTGTATGGAAATATGCTATTGGCAGTTATAGCGACGAGAAAACTGCCGACTATGATGATGTAGTTGCGATTATTCGATCAGTATTTGTGACTGTGAACTTTGTGACATGTTTCTTTATCATGTTCAATATCATTCACAACTGGTAATCTTTATTATGTGGAGTAAATTATGTCAAACGATTTTCTGTGGGTCGAGAAGTATCGCCCGCGCAAGGTAGAAGATACTATTCTACCGAAGCCTCTCAAAGAAGTCTTTACCAAGATCGTGCAGTCTGGTGAATTGCCTAACATGCTTTTCACTGGCACTGCAGGTCTTGGCAAGACTACTGTTGCACGAGCATTGTGTGACGAGTTAGGCTATGATTACATTGTGATCAATGGCTCTGAAGAGGGTAATATTGATACTTTGCGAGGCAAGATCAAGCGCTTCGCTTCTACTGTTTCTCTCAGTGGTGATTTGAAGGTTGTCATTCTAGACGAAGCAGACTATCTAAATCCGCAATCGACTCAGCCTGCTCTTCGTGGTTTTATCGAAGAGTTTTCGAACAACTGTCGATTCATTCTGACTTGCAACTTCAAGAATCGTATCATCGAACCACTACACTCTCGGTGTGGTGTGTATGAGTTCAATACAACCAAAAAAGAAATGCAGACTCTTTGCGCAGATTTCTTTGTGCGATTGATTCATATTCTTGAATCCGAAGAGGTGACTTTCAATAAAGACCTGATTGCTCAAGTGATTATGAAGCATGCTCCTGACTGGCGCCGTGTGATCAATGAGTGTCAGCGCTACTCTATTGGCGGGCAACTAGAAACTACAGTTCTCAACAATGACGTTTCTGGTAACTATAGCATCCTTTTCAAGGCTCTGAAAGACAAAGACTTCAAGAAGATGCGAAGCTGGGTTGCCCAGAATGTTGATATTGATGTGTCGTCAATCTTCCGCGAACTTTATGATAACATGTATGATCATGTCGAACCAAGTTCGATTCCTCAGTTAGTTCTCATTCTTGCAGACTATCAATACAAGAATGCATTCGTGGCTGATCATGAATTGAATGTTGTTGCGTGTATGACCGAAGTCATGGCAAATGTGAGCTTCAAGTAATGAATCCATTTGACTATGTAAACGCAATTAATTACGACAAGAAAGACATCATGGACGACGATTTGAAAGAGAAAGCATATAACACTTTTTTAACAAATCGTTCTCTGTCTTACTTTCCCGATACCGTTTCTGCTGCCAATGTGATGAATCAATACCATCACCTTGATAAAAAGTTACAATTCCATTTTTTACTAAATACAGTAAGAAAGCGAAAGCGATTCTCTAAATGGGAAAAGCCTCAGACTTTCGATGACGTGGAAGCGGTAAAGGAGTATTATGGATACAGCAACGAAAAAGCCCGTTCTGCTTTATCTCTCCTTTCACCAGATCAAATACAAGATATAAAAAGAAGGATCTATAAAGGTGGAAGAAAATAAAATTTGGAAACCAGCAGATATGCTGGAAGTGACTTTGACACAACCTGATGACTTCCTCAAAGTTCGCGAAACATTGACTAGAATGGGCGTCGCATCGCGTCGCGAGAATAAACTGTTTCAGTCCTGCCATATTCTACACAAGCAGGGGCGATACTTTATTGTTCATTTTAAAGAGTTGTTTCTGCTTGATGGTAAGAAGTCGAATCTAGAAGAAGCTGATATTCTTCGTCGCAATACGATTGCTACACTGCTTGCAGATTGGGGGCTGGTGCAGATTGTAGACAAAGCGCAAGTTGCTGAATGCGCGCCGTTGCGTCAAGTCAAGATTATTTCTCATAAAGAAAAAGACCAGTGGGAACTTTGCCCGAAATATAATATCGGCAATAAGTCTTGACATTGTAAGTCATATAGTGTATAAATAGATGTGCGATGCGAATGGTTCGGTCGCACTTCAATCTTGCTTAATTTAAGGAGATACACTCATGACTACTACTCATGACCTCGCACCTTTTGGTGCTGCTCTACCTCGTTTTGTTGGCTTCGACAATCTGTTCCGCGATATGGAACTGTTGACCAAAACCACGAATCAGCAAAACTATCCCCCCCATAATATCGTCAAGTACGACGATGAAACTTATCAACTTGAAATCGCTACTGCGGGCTTTGCGAGAGACGAACTGAAAGTCGAGCATCACAACACTGATCTATTAATCAGTGGTGAGCAACACGGCGCGCGTGATGATGAGCCTCTGACCTTTATTCACAAAGGCATTTCGTCCAAGAAGTTTCGTAAAGCATTCAAGATTGCAGAGCATATGAATGTTATCAGCGCGTCTTATACTGACGGTGTTTTGTATGTTCTTCTGAAACTTGAATTGCCTGAAGAGAAAAAGCCGAGAGTGGTTTCGATTCAGTAGTAAACACATGGGTTCGCGGGCACCCTAAGCCCGCATCATCAATAGGAGGCAAACATGGTTAAATTTATCGGCGACAAAGTAAAAGACTTGTTCATGAGCTTCACTCACGAGCAAGCAGGTTGGGTTACGATTGCGACGATTTCTGTTCTGGTACTTCTTGCTATTGTATAAAATAAGTGATATCATTATAAGATGAAATTCTATACTAATGTTCTTCGTTATGGTAACAAAATCCTCTATCGCGGCTACGAAGATGGCGTAGCAGTCGCGCGCAAAATTCCTTATGGACCAACTCTGTTTGTAGAGAGCCCAAAGGCTACAGGCAAGTATCACACACTCTTTGGTAAAGCTGTCGAGCCCATGAAGTTCGATAGCATGACCGAAGCTGCGGATTTCATGAAGCAGTACGAAGGTGTGCCTAACTTCTCTGTCCACGGGCAGACAAACTATGTCACTCAGTTTATTGGCGAGGCGTTTCCTCGCGATATCAAATTTAATCGTGATCAGATTAATGTCTGCACGATTGACATCGAGGTCGCTTCTGACGCTGGCTTTCCAAAGCCAAACGAAGCAAAGCATCCTGTAATCTCAATTGCTGTCAAGTCGAACCAGTCGATGCTCTATCATGTATGGGGCATGGGCGAGTACGATCCTACTCTGAACGATCACCACATTCAATACTATCACTGTTCTGACGAAGAGAATCTGCTGCAGTCATTCATGTTCTGGTGGGCAAAGAACTATCCCGATGTGCTGACTGGCTGGAACAGCAAGATGTTCGATATTCCATATCTGGTCAATCGGGCTCAGCAAGTACTAGGCTTTGAGGCGATCAAGAAGTTCTCTCCGTGGGGGCTCGTGCGCGAGCGCGAGATTCGTATGATCAACGGCACTGAGATTGCATACGATCTTGAAGGTATCTCACAGCTAGACTATCTGGATCTTTTCAAAAAGTTTGGCAAGCAGACCTGGGGCGAGCAAGAGTCGTACAAGCTTGATCATATCGCAAATGTTGTGCTAGGTGTACGCAAGTTGTCGTACGAAGAATATGGTTCGCTTCACTCTCTGTACAAGCACGATTTTCAAAAGTTTATTGATTATAACATCAAAGACGTTGAGCTTGTTGATCGTTTCGAAGAGAAGATGGGTCTGATTTCTCTGGCGATGACCATGGCGTATCAAGCGAAGACCAACTATCAAGAGACGTTTGGTACGACCGCCATCTGGGATTCGATCATCTACAACCAGTTGATCCAGAAGAATATCGTGATTCCTGGTAAACCGCCTATTGATCACGATGCTGGTAAGATCGTCGGCGGCTATGTAAAAGATCCCATGGTTGGTGCGCATGACTGGGTGCTTTCGTTCGATCTAAACTCTCTGTATCCGAACATCATCGTGCAATATAATATGTCGCCCGAGACGATGTGCTACGAAGAAAATGCAGACACAACCAAGTGCGCAAATGGTGCTATGTTCCGAAAAGATTTCGAAGGCATTATCCCAAATGTGATTCGTAAGTTCTATGACGACCGTGTAAGCATCAAGCGAAGCATGCTTGACGCTAAGCAGCAGTACGAGAACGCGCCTACAAAGAAACTTGAGAATGAAATTGCTACGCTAGACAATCAGCAGATGGCAATCAAGATTCTCATGAACAGTCTCTATGGTGCGCTAGCGAACAAATACTTTCGTTACTTCGACCAGAAGATTGCAGAAGGTGTGACCACAAATGGTCAGCGCGCTATCAAGGTTGCAGAGGCTGCGGTGAATGCAGAAATGCAAGAGATTCTTGGTACCAAAGACGACTATGTGATTGCAATCGATACCGATTCGGTATACATTAACTTCGCCCCGCTGGTTGCTCTGCACAAGCCTGCCAATCCTGTTAACTTTCTGAGTAAAGTCGCAGAACACTTTGAGCAAAAGATTGCGAATGCATATGCAAAGCTAGCAGAAGATACCAACGCATACGAGAATCGTATGGTGATGAAGCGAGAAGCAATTGCTGATCGTGGCATTTGGATGGCGAAGAAGCGCTACATTCTGAATGTTCATGATAACGAAGGCGTTCGCTATGCTACGCCTAAACTAAAGATGATGGGCATTGAAGCTGTCAAGTCTAGCACACCACAAGTTGTGCGTGATGTGTTTAAGCAAGTGTTTCGTGTTATTATTGAAGGTACCGAAGCTGATACCCAGAAGTTTATTGCGAACTTCAAGAGTGAGTTCAAGACTCTCGCGCCCGAAGACATTGCGTTTCCGCGCGGTGTCTCTGAGATTACGAAGTGGAAAGATCGGCACAGTATCTACAGCAAAGGCACTCCGATCCATGTTCGCGGCTCGCTACTCTACAATCACTATATTACTCAACAAGGATTACAGGACAAATACGAGTTGATTCAAGACGGCGAGAAGATTAAGTTTCTCTATCTCAAACAGCCAAATAGAATCAAAGAAAACGTGGTAGCGTTTCCTGGTCAGTTACCTAAAGAGCTAGGGTTGCATAATGCGGTAGATTATGATAATATGTTTGTCAAGACATTCCTTGATCCGCTAGAGCCAATTCTCAATGCAGTTGGTTGGTCAGCAGAACCTAGAGCATCACTTGAAAGTTTCTTTGGATGATATGAAAACTGAACTGACGATTTTCAAGAATCGATTCGATAACAAAACACACAAGCAAGTCTCCCTGAAGTCATGGTCTGATTTCAAAGACTTGCTTTATTCGCTGTCGAAAATTCCTGAAACAAAAAAGACTGCTTCTCTAATCAGCCCAGCGATATATACTACTGGCACAACCCGTTCAAATGATAATGTTGAATATTGGGGCAAGTGGGCTGCTGTCGATGTTGATGATTTCGACACGGGAGGCTATCCTCTAGATGAGCTACTTGTTTCTAAGTTTCACAATTATAACTATGTTTGTTATTCTACAGCAAGCAGCACAGTCGACCTACCGAAGTTTCGAATTGTCTTCGAACTTACACGCCGAGTTGAGAGAGAAGAAATACGACATTTCTGGCATGCGCTCAATACAGAGCTTGGAGAAATCGGAGATCGACAAACTAAAGATTTATCACGAATGTATTATGTACCTGCGGCGTACATTGACGCTCACAATTTTATCTTTTCTAACACTGG